CCAAGCCCAAGCCGGAACGGGCTAAGCTCATCCCGCGCGAGCGCTTTGATCAGGTCAATGCCCGCATGAAAGCCGCCGAGGCGGCGCTGAAGGCCCGCGAGGCGCAGGAACTCGCCGCCAAGCAGGCCAACGCGTTCGACTTCGACGCGAAGGAAAAAGAGCACATGCAGGCGATCCTCGACGGCGATGCCGACAAGGCCCTCGCGCTGCGCAAAGAAATTCGCTCCGCTGAGCGCGCCGCGATGCAGGCCGAGATGGCGGCTCCGCTCCAGGGCGTCACGCAACGCGTGACCCAGGAGATGAAGCTCACGGACACGATCAAGAGCATTACTGATCAGTACCCGATCTACGACCCGAACTCGGATTCGTACGACGACACCATCACCGAAGAGACCTTGGCCTTGTTCGAGACCTACAAGTCTCGCGGATATGCTCCGGCCGACGCAATGGCGCGTGCGGCCAAGCTCATGGCCCAGGAGTATGGGTTCGTCGCGCCGGCTGCATCCGAGGCCGAAGCAAAACCGAAGCCGAAAGTCGCGGAGCGCAAGGAGCCGACGGCCGCACAGCGCGCGGCCAAGCTCGAGGTGGCCAAGAAGCAGCCCGTCACGGGTGTGAACACACGGCCGGAAGACACCGACCCTTCGATCGACGATATGTCGGAGGACGACTTCGACCGGTTGCCGGAAGCCACCAAGCGCCGCATGCGTGGCGACGCCGTCTAAAGAGCTGCGTGGCCGGTAAGCGGGGGAGCACATGGAAGAAGTACACAGACGCCGAAACGGGCGTCTGTGTCATGTGCCGGAAACCAGTGGAACGGAAGCGGCGTGTCGTACAACATCGGATCTGCGCCGCGTGCGATTCCAAGAAGCGGCGCCAGGCACACGCGCGCGACCCGCGTCCGCGGCTGATCCAGCAGGCCGCGCAGCGCGCCAAGCGCTTTGGTGTCCCATTCAAGCTGGGCATTCAGGATATCGTCGTCCCAACCCACTGCCCTGTGCTAGGTATTCCGCTGGCGGTTGGAGTCGGCAGCGCAGCGGAAAATAGCCCTTCTCTCGACCGCATCGTTCCGGCGCGCGGGTACGTACCGAGCAATGTTCGCGTGATCAGCCACCGCGCCAATCGCATACGCGGGAACGCCTCGGTCGAAGAACTCGAAGCCGTCATCGCTTACGCAAAGTCACTCATTCAAAGTAGCAGCCCCGCAGTCCATTTGTTCACAATTCACAGAATTCGTCAGCCGCGAACGTATCGCGGCGCGTTGTATCGGCGGCGCCACGGGACGGTGCGATAGACGAGGTATAGAACACTTAATGGCGGGCACGGAGTGCGCGCCTCGATGACGCCGGCCGAGAATCCTCTCGCGGCGAATCCAAGGAAGGAGATTTACAATGGCAACAACCAATTTTTCGAGCTTGACTTCTTATCAGAAGAAGACTTGGTCGCGCGACGTCTGGCACACCGCGCGGCAGAACTCATTCGTGATGCAGATGGCCGGCAAAGGCCCGAACAGCGCGATTCAGCGCATCACTGAGCTGACCCGCAGCGAGCGTGGCACCCAGGCTGTGATCACCCTGGTCGCTGACCTCGCGAACGACGGCGCGATGGGCGACGCCGCGATCGAAGACAACGAAGAAGCGATCAAGGCCTACGACCAGCAGGTCCAGGTTGACCAGATCCGTAACGCCAACAAGATCGCTGGCCGCATCGCCGAACAGAAGTCGGTGGTGAAGTTCCGCGAGACTTCACGCGACGTGCTGGGTTACTGGCTGGCCAACATCATTGACGGCCTGGCTTTCAACACCCTGTCTGGTATCGACTACCGCATCGCGACGAACGGCGCCGCTCGTACTGGCTTCACGGGCACCGGCGTGGGTACGTTCACCCGCACCGCCGCCGCTGGTTACGCGCTGTACGACCTGGCGTTCGCCGCCGACGTGACCGCCCCGTCCACCAACCGCTACTTCCGTTGGGATGGTACCAACAAGAAGCTGGTGGCCGGCAGCACCACGACCATCGCCGCTGCGGACACCCCGTCGTACGCCATGCTCGTGGCCGCGAAGGCCTATGCCAAGCAGCGCCGTCTGCGTTCGCTCAAGGCCGGCGCCGGGCAGGAGCTGTACCACGTCTTCATGCATCCGTCCGCCCTGGCGAAGCTGAAGCTGGACAGCGACTTCCTCTCCAACGTGCGCAACGCCGGTGTCCGCGGTGACAGCAACCCGCTGTTCAGCGGCTCGGTGATGACCGTTGACGGTCTCGTAATCCACGAGAACATCAACGTGTTCAACACCCTCGGCGCCACTACCGGCACGGGTACCAACGCTGGCTGGTCTGGCTACAAGTGGGGCTCCACCGCGGCGCAAGACGGCTCGCATGTACTGTTCCTCGGCGCACAGGCGCTGGCGTTCGTGGACCTCGGTGCACCGGAGTGGACCGAACGCGATCACTTCGATTACGGCAACACGCCGGGCATTGCGGTTTCGAAGCTCATCGGCTTCAAGAAGCCCGTGTTCTACAGCCCGTACGATGGCGGCACCAACGAAGACTTCGGCGTGATGGTTGTGGCCTGCGCGATCTGATCTGAGTAGCTGATTACAGCGTACAAAGTATGAGCAGCAAGGGAGCCAGCGGTAATTCGCTGGCTCCCGAAGCTCTCCAGTAAACCTCGCAGCGCCACAGGGAGAACCCAGGATGAAGTTCAAAATCAACGCGCGTACCCACCTGATTTTTACCACCGGTGCGGCGTTCCTTTACGAAGCTGGCGAGACAGTCGATGTACACGAATCCATGGCCCAGGCGCTGATCGCGCATGGCGCTACTGAACTGACTGACGACGAAACACCAATCGGCCCGACCGCGGAAGAAGTAGCTGCGGCCCGCAAAGAACGCGCCGAGATTGTGGCCGCGGCGGTGCAGACGGTGATTAACGAGGGTGACCTCAAGAAGTTCGACCACCAGGGCGTTCCCCGCGGTTGGGCGCTTCAAGAACACACCGGCTTCCCCGTGAGTGCCCCGGAAGTTAAGGAGGCTTTTGAGACGGTGACAGGCGATGGCGAGTAGCCGGGACATCATCGCGGACGCAGCTCGCGTTCTCAATGACCCACGCAATGAACAGTGGACCACGCGCGAACTGCTCGACTGGCTCAACGAGGGCCTGCAGGCGCTCGTCACGGTCCTCCCCAAACAGTTCGTAAGCAACACCGTGTTGACGCTGGTCGCTGGCGCGAAGCAAGCGCTCCCGACCGGCGCCGCCATGCTCGAGCGGTGCATCCGCACCATCGACGCAAACACCGGTGCGCCGATCTCGGCGGTTCAGCAGGTGAATACGCAGTCCCTCGATTCGTATTCGCCTGGGTGGCATGCAGCCGCTACCGCGGCGGTCGAAGAGTGGGCTTACGATCCCGCGGTAAATCCGTACGTGTTCTGGGTGAATCCACCGGCAGCGGCCGGGTCCAAGCTCGAGGTCGATATCGTATCGAACCCTCCCACGCTGCAGATCGACGGAACGATCCCGATCGAAGCGCGCTACAACGCGAAACTCGTTGATTACATCGTGTACCGCGCGCTGAGCAAGGACGCAGACTATGCCGCGCAGGATGGCCGCGCGACGATTCACCGCAATCGTTTTTACGAGGGGTCGAATAATGGCGCTGCTCAAAACGCTGGCCAATGAGCTGAACCCGCTATGCGAGTCTGCACCGATCGCAGCGCTCGTGTTCAACTACCGGCGCGCGGCGCGGGAATTCTTTGAGCGAACCACCGCGTGGCGCGCGGAACTGAGTTCGACGTCTGTCGCTTCGGCCAATCAGACATTGGTTCCGCCTACCGACGCTGAAATCTACGGAATTACGACCTGCGCGCTTGGGACGACGCTTCTCAAGCGCATGACGCAGGAACAGTTTCGGCGTGACTACGGCTATTCATACGCCGGCCCGCCGGTCGGGTTCCGCTTCGGAGGGCTGAATACGCTGGTGCTTGAACCCGCCGCTACCGTGGCCGGAGCCACGATCACTACGAGCGTGATCCTACGGCCTACTGATACCGCCACGACACTCGACGACGAGATGGCGACTCGCTACAAGCAGGCTATCTTCGATGGCGCGGCTTCGAAGTTGCTACGCGTGCCCAAGCAACCCTGGACGAATTACCAGCTTGCGATGGAGCATCAGGAACGCTTCGATGATGCCATTGATCGCCAATCGTGGCTCGGCCCCGACGGCGGGATCGGTACCCCCCGGCGCGTACGCTATGGTGGATACTGATGGCTACTTTACGGCTACGAGAATTTGGCGGTGAATTACCGCTGATCGATCCGTATTCGCTCCCACCTAGTTCAGCCCAGGTCGCGCAGAACCTGAAGCTGTGGAGCGGCTCGCTTCGCCCCATGAACGGCGTGCTGTCCCTGATCGGATCAGCGCTCGCCTCCACACCGGCATCGATCTTCAATTACGATGACGTTCACTGGTTCGAATGGGCCGGTGACGTCGATGTGCGCCGGTCTCCGGTGAAGAACGATTCGTACAAGCGCGTGTACTACACAGGTGACGGCGCGAATCCGAAGGTCACCTACAACGGAATCGCGACCACTGGGCTCGGCCCGTATCCGACAGCCAGCTATACCATGGGCGTACCGGCGCCGACCGACACCCCAACCGTGACCATCGGGGGTACTGGCTCCGGCACCGCGGAGACGCGGTACTACGTCTACACGCTCGTGAATTCGTTTGGCGAAGAAGGTCCACCGAGTCCGATCTCCGCCGCCATCACTGTACAGCCTGGTAACACGGTCACCGTGGGTATGGGCTCGCTACCTGGTGGAAGCTACAGTTTCTCCTATCGGCGCATCTACCGCACGAACACGGTTGGAACGAGCAAAGCATTCCAGTTCGTGGGGCAAGTTACCGCAGCCACCACGTCGCTCGTCGATAGCGTGCTGATTGCGAACCTCGGCGAAGTGATGCAGTCCACGTATTGGGACCCGCCTCCGACCGACATGGTCGGGCTCACCTCGGTCGCAGGGCAATATTTCGCGGGGTTCCGCGAGAATGAGCTATGCCTGTCCGAGGCGCTCTTCGTCCACGCGTGGCCAGCGAGCTACAAACAGTCCGTTGACTATAAGATCGTCGGGCTCGGTGAGCTGGCATCTGGCGTAGCCATCATGACGGAAGGCTATCCGTACCTGGCCCTCGGACTCGATCCGGCGTCGCTCGCAATCACCGCGATCCGTGATCAAGCGGCGTGTGTGGCGAAGCGCGGCATCGTGTCAACCGCCAACATGGTGATCTACCCAAGCCCCCGCGGATTGGTCGGGCTTTCTTCGAACGGCACCGGCGCGCTACTCACCGCCGGCGTGATCAGCGAGGACGATTGGATGGTGCTTACGCCATCGACGATCATCGCATATCGTTGGCGGGATCTGTATTTGGCGTTCTACACCTCGGCGAGTTCCGGCCCTGGCGGGTTCTACTTCGACCCGCGCAATCCGGAGCGCGGGCTCGTCATGCTCACCGGCGTTACGGTCACCGGCGGCTACGTCGATCTGAAACAAGACGCCCTGTATGTAGCCGCGAATCGTCAGTTTTCACGGTGGGACGCCGGCTCGCCGGTTACCTATACATGGCGGTCCAGGCCAGTGGAACTCTCAACTCCGGCAGCGATGAACGTCGTGCAGGTTATAGCGGCCAACTATCCCGTAACCATCGCCGTGTTCCGCGATGGCTCGCTACAGTCGCGCGTGCTGATCAATAGCAGCGCCCCGCGCCGGATATCTAACGGGGCCATCGGGCGGTCGTACGAGGTCGAGGTGTCGGGTACAAACGACGTGAGCGATGTCACGCTCGCGTCGAACATGGCTGAGCTGAAAGCAACATAGGGGCGACGGTATGAACTTCGCATGGAACTTGATCGCGCGTACCCGGACCTGGGTGGCGGTGGGACGGCAGGTACCCAGTCAGGCAGCTGTGCCCTACACGGTGGCGTCGAAGATCGTAGTAGGTACCCCACTTGTCAACGGATCGGTGCTGCTGGGTTTCCGGCTGGCCTATTAACGAGGGAGAAGTATGAGCAGCTATGAACTGAATGATCCAGACTCTGGGCTTCCGGTATGTGTAAAACAGCCGGGGGAATCACGGCTGTTTCGTATGTACTTCACGGATCTGTTGGTGAATGCGCAGGTCACCTCAGTGACTTCGGTCGTAGCGGTCAGCCAGAACAAGGTATCAGGATCTTCGTCCGTAACAGTCGGAACGAATACGTTTGGTCCGGATTACGTCGATGTTCGGCTGTCAGCAGGAACTGATCTCGAGAATTACAAAATCACCGCGGTGGTCGTAGACACGGCGGGAAATACGCTCGAGGGCGACGGCGTGCTGTACGTGAGGAACCTGTAAATGGCGCAGACGATCAATCAGAAGAGCGGACTGGGGGCGCGGATCGATGTCACTGATCCTGTGGCGCTGCAGCACGCAGTCGATCGGCTCATGGACATGGTACAGATTATGAATGGTGAGCGCGGCGCGCCGGGCTCGCGGGTCGTAACGCGCGGGGAGCTTTTGGATACGGCGTTGAAGAACCCATAAGTGCAGCCCCTGTAGCGAGTCTGATCTAATTAGAGTAATTCGGCCAAGGAGCTGGCGATGTCGGTTTTCGGATCTGTTTTGGGCGGTGTTCTCGATAGCGTTTCGGCGGTCAAACGCGCCCGCGACAGCGAGCATATTGCCAATCAGGAGCGCAAAGCCGGTATTGCCGGTAACGAGGCCGGCGGCGGGCTGGCCAAAGCGCTCGCCAGCTGGTCGGGTACGGATTACGACACGGCTACGAAGATGTTCGAGCCGTCCAATCAGGCGCTCGTCGATCGTGTAAACAAGACCCCGGATTACGCGCACCTCGAGGGCGCGGCCGTCTCGCCCCTCACTCAGAACACCTCACAACAGATGGCTTCTGCGCGCACCGCGGGGCAGGTATCCGACGCCGCCGCAAATGGCTCCGCCACCGGTGGACTTGCGCGCGCCTCGTCTCGGTTCGATGCCGACACCGGTGCGTTCAAGGATCGGGCGGGGGTCGTCGGCACCTTTGCTGGCAACCCCGGCGTCGCGGCGCGCGCTGTGGCCGGGCAGATGGGCACAGACTTTGGCACGGCGAACAAGTTTGGTAACGCGGCGTCGGGCCAGATGCGAGAGACGAGCCAGGCCTATGGCGATGCGGGGAATGCGATCGGTGGACTAGCCGGTCAAGGCATGACCTTCCTGAATGGGCTGGGACCGACTACGGCGGCGGATGGTAACACCTACGCCAGTGCCGGGGATTACAACGCCATCCCGCAGTGGAAAGATGGAGGGCTCGTGATTGGCCCAGGCACCGGCCGCAGCGATTCAGTCCTGGCGCTGGTGGATGGTTCGCAACCGGCCAAGGTATCAAACGGCGAGTACGTGATCCCCGCTGCGAAAGCCCAGCGCATCGGCGTCGGCAGGCTGAAGAAGATTATCGCGATGCACAGTGTAATGAGCGGCGCGGAGAACAAAGGTAACTGGACCTAATCTATGGCGCTCACCTACGGTTTTGATGACCCGATGTATGCCAACGCCGGCGATTCGCTCGGCCGGCGCTGGCGCGCGCTCGGAGCGAATCCGACGGGTTCAGTCGTGCCCGCCCCCGCGGCTACGAATTGGAACAACGGGCTGGATGTTCCGGCCCGGCAGACCGGGCAAGCGGCGTTCAATACGGCGGTCGATGCCTTGCAAGGCCCATCCGCCCAAACCCAAGCGCGCGCCCAAGGGCTGCGTGACTTCTGGGAGCGGAACGGGTTGCCAATGCAGCAGGGGCTCGTCGATCAGGCGATGTCCGATCTGAACCCGGACGATGCGGCAATCGATGCGCAGACGACGGATGAAGCACAACAGTCCACCGCCGTGAACCGCGGGATGATGGACCGACAATTGCAGCGTATGGGGCTCACGCAGGATTCCGATGCAGAACGTAAACTGGGTTTGGCCCAGGCATTGGGGCAAGCATCAGCGGCGAACTCTACGCGCACCAATATGATCCAGCGCGGCACGGTCGAGGCACAGCAGCTGGCAAATTTTGGAAACCAGGAGCAGCAACAAGCGCTCAGCGGGCTACAGATTGGCAATGCTGGGTTAGCCGATTACTACTCAACGAACGCGCTTGCAGACGCCGCCGCTCGCAACCAGCAATCCCAGAAGACACGCGGAATTGTCGGCGGGCTCTCGAAAATAATCAAGGCGTTCAAAGACGGTGGGGTAGTTACTAGCTCGCCGGTAGCGCTGGAGACCGGGGATGTGATCATTCCTACGCACGTTGTGCGCGCGCTCGGCAAAGATTACTTCGACAGATTGATGGCGGAACACGGGGTTTAATCCATGGCAAACGGGATGGGATTTCAGTCTGGCGTAGGGCTAGAGCGGGCTATGGGTGGCGGGGCGGGGGATAATTTCAACTCGTTCATGGATGGCGTCGCGCGCGGCCTGCAGGGGGATCAGGAGCGGCAGATGAACGCGCTCCGTATGAAGCAAATGAAAGACGATCAGGAGTACGTTGCCAACGAGCGTAATCGTAAGGCGACAATCGACGCGGCCAAAGGGCTCGCGGACATGATCGTGGCTCATGGGGTGAATCCGGCTACGGGGGACATCGACGAGAACCGGCTATCCACTCCTGAATTTCAGGACGCCGTCGCTGAGTTCGCCAAGCAGAATCCGGCGATCCAGAAGATCAAAGCGTCGGATGAGTTCGGTCACGTGTTCCTCGATCAGCTCACGCCGTATAGCCCGGAGCTACGGGATATGAAGATGCGGGCCGCGCAGAGCGGGCAGCAGCGCGCGGACCTCACTACGATCTTCGGAGGCGACAACGGCGCCGCACCTGGTAAGGCGATCAAGCACCCAGGTCTATCGGCCGCGACCATTACGATGCCTGCTCCTGTCGGGGCAGCAGCACGCGCGTCGGCCCCGGCCGCTCCACAGACTTCGGCCCCACAAGCTCAGAATGCGCCGGCTACGCAGGCTCCGAGCGCATCGGCTCCACAAGGGCAGGATCAAACAGATGCAGCTCAACCGACGACGGCCCCGAGCAATGGAAAAGTAACTCCTGCACTGCTCGGACAATATCAGCAGGTGATGGATGGAATCACCAACACGGCAAAACAGCTCGCGGCTGCAAATCAGCCGCAGGACGGCGGTCGCCCGGCCGATCCATCTGCGCTCTCCGCGCTGAACGATCGCATGAACACGCTCGCGACCACTCGCGACGCACTACTGAAGTCTGCCGGGGTGACGGCGGATCAGGTCGAAGCTGTCCGCGCATCGTTCAACCCCGCGGCCAGCCAAGCGCAGGCACAGGGCCCAGATCAGCTGGCTCCGCAAGGCCCGGCGCCGAGCCAGCAAACCCAGAACGCCATGGTGAGCGCGCTGGCAGATGCGCCGCCCCATGTCCAAGCTGGCGCGCAGCAGATCGTAAAAGCCGCGCAGCAGAGCCCCGATACCTCGTCACGCATGAACATGGCTCAGCGCCAAGCGCTCGCTCGGCTCGTGCAGAGCGGCGCGCTGAAGCTGACGCCGGAAATGATCGACGACATTCGCACCACTGGCCGCTTGACGCCGCAGATGAAACAACTCGTGAGCGATGCCGAAGGCGGCGCCTGGGCGGTGGATAACAATGGTCGCGTACTCAATCACATCCAGAACCAAGACTTCGTGAATGACAAGATGGCCATTCGCGCTTCGATGCACGCGCAGAAGTCTGGCGACGACATGAAGTTTGTGCGCGAGAACATCTACCCGATGGTGATGGAGCCGGGTCCGAAGGGCGGGGCGCCGATCAACAATCCGGCCGCGCAGATGCAGGCGCTTCAGCAATTCCAGGCCACGGGCGATCTGCTCGGGGTAGACCTGCACAACCAGGCGGGGGCCGCGATGTTCGCCGGGGCTGTGCAGGCGTACCGCAACTATATGTCCCAGAACACTCCCGGCCTGTTCGGGCGGGTGCTCGGCCAGTCTTCGCCAGACGTGCGGAACCTCGCGCCGTTTGTCGTGCTTGACCACGTCGGCGTACCGAAGGAGCAGATGAACAACGCAGTGGACAGCGTCGCCATGCTTGTGCAGGGCCTTGGCAAGCAGGGTGTACCGACCAGTACGGCGCAGCAGATTGTACTGAGCGCGACGATGAAGAACCGCGCCATCCTGAACGATCCTCAGGCGACGCTGGCTAATTTCTCGGGCGTGCTCTCCAGGAAGTCTCAATAGTCCGGTATGGGGAACATAGACGATCTCGCGAACGCGCTGGCAGGTAGCGCCCCGGCCCAGAACGGCGCTGCGCCGGTATCGCTCGCAGATCACCATCCAGCGAGTCTGGTAGACGCTCTCGCCAACAGCGCGCCGCAGGATTCTCAGACGGAGAACGCCCCGCTCGGTAATATGGCAGGACGTCCGCTGCTCGCCCCGAGTCAGGAGGGGGAGTTCAGCAAAGGCGTGCGCCGCGGAGTCGATACGACGAAGGCTTCGCTGTATGGCGCCGCTGCGGTGGCCGGGGGGCTCACCGGTGCCGACTCCCTGAAGGATTGGGGAATGGAAGGTGTGCGCCGGAAGATGACACACGCGGCGTTGTACCCGGCTAAAGTAGAGTCCTGGGACGACGTCCATTCGCTTTCCAACCTCGGTGATTACGTGGTCAGCACAGTCGGTGAGTCCGTACCGGCCGTGGCTACGTTCGTGGCCGGCGGCGGGGCCGGTTCCATCGCGGCGCGCGCGGCGATCGGGAAAGCGGTTCTGCAGGGGCTTTCGAAAGAAGAAGCCGCCGCGCTCATGCAGCGCGCGGCTACGCGCGGCAGTATGGCGGGTATGGTCGCGACGGACTATCCGCAGCAGGTAGGCTCTACCTACAACCAGCTCCGAGATCAGGGCATCGACGCGCCTGGTACATCGCTCTTGGCCGCGGTACCGAATACGGCGCTCGACTTGGC